ATGGCGACATCAGCCACCTCAAAAATTACTCTGTGGGAATTTTTCCAGCAGCTCGGCAAAACGTTTATGTTGCCGGTCGCCCTGCTCTCCTTTTGCGGCATTATGCTGGGGATCGGCAGTTCACTGAGCAGCCATGACGTCACCACCCTGATCCCCATTCTGGCGAACCCGGTTTTACAATCCATTTTCGTCTGGAGACTATTAAGTCTTTTAACGAAGTGGCTTGATGTTGGATTGATGTGCGGTAACTTCAGCTATGTTGCCGCGATACGGTTTGTCATGTGCAATGAACTAACGTCGTTTCGCGGTAACTTTATGCCCCACCCATGCCCCATCACATCACCGGGAAGTCGTCGAACTCACCCGAGCGCGCATCGTTGATTATATCGGTCCTGTTCACGCCGGGTTCGTTACTGTTGCGCCATCGACACCGCACGATGTGTGGGATGGCGTGGCGTGGGTGACTGACACTGCGGCACAACATGCTGCTGACGTCGCTGCCGCAGAACAGAAAAAATCCGCTCTGCGAGCAGCAACTGATGCTGAAATCGCGTGGAGGCAGGATGCGGTCGATGCTGGATTAGTGGCGGAAGAAGAAACCGCCGCTTTAACTGAATGGAAGAAATACCGGGTGCAGTTGATGAGGGTTAATCCAGAGAAACCTGAATGGCCTCCTCTCCCGGGTGCGGGGGCCAACTGATATCCGGTGCGGTGCTGGTATCTGTTGCTTCCACCGCGTCAATGTAATCAAGCACAGCGTTAAGCCGGTTTGTTTCTGCCTCCGTCAGTTTACGCCCGGCCTGCAATTTCAGCTGAACCAGACTGATGGAAGCCATTGCTGTATCAATCAGTGACTCAGATAAAGCCAGCCTGGTCGCCTGGCTGGCTTATATCAAAGCAGTGGAAGCTACCGACACATCAACTGCGCCAGATATTAACTGGCCGGAACCTCCGGCTGAGTAGGCCATTCAATATCGGGTGCCGCTGAAGTGTCAACCCGCATCAGCAGCACCCGGTATTTTTTCCACTCAGTGAGCGCGGCAGACTCTACATCTGTAGCAATGCCGAGATCAACAGCATCCTGCAGTGGAGCAATCTCGGCATCGGCCACAGCCCGCAAACCGGACCGCATAACAGCCGCGTCAGCGACGTGGTCAATCACGGGGTCAGATAAATACGGCAACCCTGAGCCATTTTGCGTAATGGTTTTTCCGGCACTCTGTCCGTTAATTAATTCACTGTACAGTTCTGCCGTTATTTCAACGGCGTCTGGTGGCAGTGAGTTGTATTTTTCGCCATCCGGGTACAGGCCGCCGGTCGCCGGAGAATAATAAATCGTCATAATTAATACCCTATAGCCAGATAGTTATACGCAACGCCGCTGCTGCTGGGTGTGCCCGCTGCGCTGGCGGAATAAATGGAGATTGTCGATAATGTTGTGCTGGCACCGGCAAACCCACTGGGTGAAGTCGATGCTCCGTTTGTCACCAGCTTACACAGCACTGCTGTCGGGAACGCTTTGGCGAAGGACTGCGTGAAAGAACCATTACTGCCGGTTGAGCCAGCTCCCCAGCAGAGCAACAGCATTTTTTTCGCGCCCGATATCACGAGTGGAATTTCTGCGTATCCGGTAGTTCCCAGGCTGCCAGCTCCAACCCCTGCCAGAACCAGATCCGACAAACCAAGGTATGTGAGAACGCCGGCAATATTATTTTTGCCAATTATATCTCTACCTACTGATGTCAGGTCGGTTAGTGCTGCAATATCGACCCCTGAAAAATAGGGTAATTTATTAGCTGCTGTAGCCAGAGCAGCAATCGTGCTCAACGTCGGGTCTAATGGCTGAAAGTTTGTCAAAAGGTAAGTCAGCGTACCAGCTGTCATCATATTGGCTGCAATGTCATTTGCTGACCATGCACGCGCAGTGGTTCCTTCCTGCGCTCGCTGGATAGTAAAGACATCACCATCCCGGGCAGTAACATGAACAATCTCCGTAAGAGAACCGGTTGCAGCATCAATAATCGTCAGTTTAAAGAAACTTGTTCCTGCTACCGGAGACGGGAAAAGCGTTCCTGTTCCAGTGTTTACGGTAAGAGATGTTGCCGTTGAGCTAATTCCGGCCGCAAGCACTGTCTGGGCATTGTTAGCGGCTAAAAGAGATAGTGCCATTTTTCCTCCGGGATTTTTGGCAATAAAAAACCCCGCCGAAGCGAGGTTTGCGGATATCCCGAAAATTCGGGAGATTGGCTGATATCTCAGCCGATTAAAACATCTTGCGCAAATCAATACCGAACACAGCACTCCATGCCTCAGCAGGCCATGATTTAACGGTGCCGTAGGTTTCGTCAGGTACGTCTTTGGGTGAC